AAGTTTCAGGAGATTAGCGATCCAAGATCGTTGTTTCCTTATATGATTCCAGAGGCCCGAACGGATAAAAGGGACATCGGTACCACAGGGTAATCGGACTCTTCCGGGTTTACCTGTTAGAGGAGGGGTATTTTGAGTAGGGTCAGTGGTTCCATCCCACCCTGCGGGTGGAACAGTCCCTTTTCGGGCGATAACTGTTAAAGGAAAATCGTTCGAAAGACATACCTTCTGGAGATCTTTGTAGTCTCTCTCAGAGATATACATCAAGTTCTCCGGATCGTTGGGATCCAGAACAACAAAAGGACGCTGACGCTGAAGGCGCCAATCGACTAGGTATCTCCAATCGTTGACCGTTCGGTCTAGGTGGTTAATACCGTTTACTTTTGAAGCTTGATCAGTATAGGCTTTATCGCCTAACTGTCGGCACAATAGTAGAGGGTTGCAAATCCCTGGAAACACAGCACGGGTCTGCCCAAGTAGGGTCTTTGTTAGGAAAATCATCATGATAAGTACTAATATCGATCTGAAGGACAGCACTTTCAGCTGCGAACTGGTCCACGAAAGGGTCGAATTCTCTTTCCTCCTATGAGGGGAGCAGGTCGACGGGTAGTCTGGACAGACTAGACCCACCTTTCGGGCAACCGCAAGCGGCGCCGTCCTGGCAGGTAACCTTAATCTCGTCTCATAGCATCGCAAAGGTGCCCGGATCCTGAGCCGTGTCCCTTCCTTGTGGTCTGTCTGTTGAGCTGTTTACTCGGGTGGAGATCGGAACCCAGCTTTTGCTGCCGATATTCCCCCTGGGATCAGCCTTTCGGGCGCCCCCAAGAAGCTCACGTGCTTTTGCAATTCCAAGGCCCCGGGTAGGGTCTACTCATAGACCCGCCCTCCTTAGACCTAGATGTGTATGCTTAGCACATCTAGCGTGCTCCCTCAGAGCCCCTAGCCTTCCGACTAGAGGGTAAGGGTCATCCTTACCGAGCCAGACCTTGGGAGGGACTTGGTGTCTTCACCAGGTCACTACCTCGAAACCCCTTTACGGGTGTCTGAATCAGGGCGGGATCCTCTTACCAAAGGCTATTATCCTTTAAGCAGGGTGGATCCTCTTTTCGCTTCTTTCCCTTCTACAGTCCTCGATCCATTTCATGTGCCTTGTCATGGACATCCTTCTCTCTCCCACCAAAGTCGTTATCTTACGATGATGGGGTCTATGTGTTCCTTCATAGACAAGTTGGAGCCGAGATAGGTGACCAGCCGATACTTCTTCCATTACTGGAGTACTCATCAGCATGAGCCTCAGAGGGACTAGGCGCC